ATTATTTTTCTATTTAGTTTCGTCTAATTTTTTTTAATATTTCTTCTCTTTTAGAAATAGAAAATTCTCTGATTTGATTAATTGATAAGCCACCCAAATTAATTAAATCATAATCATCCCACATATTTTTAATGTCATTCTTTTTTATTTTATCAAAAATAGTATCAGCAATTTCAATAACTGCATCTGTTAAATCAAATGACCATCTTGCCACAGGATTAAATCCATCAACATAAAATAATCGTTCAACAATTGGATTACTGTTTATATAAAAACCGATTTTACATTCAACTCCTTTAATTGTTTTTTCTTCAATTTGTTGTACAATAGGTTTTGGATTATAATGTGTATCGACTTTATCACTAATAACGTAATAATTTCGTTTTGATAAAGTTTTTTGTAATTTTGTTATTGCACGTGGAAGAATATCTCTAATATCAATTGAATATCTCGTAAATGGATTAAATTTATCTGCATTAAATGCTTTTTCACATAACAAAATATTTTCTTGATATAATGAAAATCTAAATTCGTTATTATTTTCTTTTTCGCTCATTTTGATTATTTTTAAATTGTTAATAACTATGACAAATATAGTGTGAATCTACTAAAAGTAAAAGACTTTTTATAAATTACCACGATTATTTTTTATATACTCTGTAAATAATTGCTTTTCATTCATAATAACTGTATAAAATGGTTCAACATATTGAACAAATGTACTACCATACACTGATAAGAACTGGTCTTCATTCATCATTTTAAGTAAATTTGTGCTTCCTCGACCTTCTGGAGATAATGGTATTTCTAATTGTTTTAATTCTTCAATTGCTTGTTCATTAAGCATTGGTTCTCTTAAATTAACTAGTTGAAAATTTGTTTTTAATCTTTCAACACCTTCTGGACTTATTAATTTTTCTAATGCTTTTAATGGTTTCTTTTTATTGGCAATTCGTTCTTTATTTATTTCATCTGCTCTTCTACAAATTTCCCTAACACTAATATGTTTGAATTTCAATTCAGGAAAATGTTCTAATAATGTTTTTTCACCAATACCTTCAATACCTTTAATATTATCGGCATCATCACCACATATTATTTTTAAAACAAGTGCATTCGAATAATGATGATTAAAATGCATTAAATAATTAGAACGAGTTACTGGTTGGTCAATGTTTGGAAATATTATTGTAATATTTAAATCCAATAATTGAGCGAAATCCCTGTCATTAGAATATAGGTGAATGGATTCGAGATTATTATGTTGTAAACAGTATGCAGCAATCAGGTCATCAGCCTCTACCTCAACTACTTCAATCTGTCTGAGAAACAATTCCTCGACATATGCTTGTACTCTTTTTCTTTGTTTTAATATTGATTCTTCCTTCTCCCTTTCTCTACGAATTTCAACATCACTCATTTCAATTTTTTCATACCAATTTTTGCTTTTTCTATTAGATTTATAGTTAGTATCTATTTGGTGGCGCATAATCCCACCCATTTCTCCGTCCCAGCATATAATGACCTTTGTTATCATATGGTTTTTAATTAATTTACGTGTTGTAGTTAAAAATTGATAAACTGCTCCAAAATGTCCAAAATTAGAAGTATATATATCTTTAGCTCCATGATATGAGCGTTGAAGTAAATATGACCCATCAATTAATAATGTGCGTATTTTCATACTTCAATTAATTTCAAATTTTGACATATTTCACCCAACCAATTATTTTTACATGCAATTCTATATGCGCAAGTAAATTCTTTTTCAAAGTCTCTCATTTTTGTAAAATTTTTTGCAAATTCAATTATATTTTCTTTAGTCCAAAATAATGTTGGATATCTTTTTTTATAATTCAACATTGGGTATATAATATCTCTCCATCCATTATCTCTTATTTTTAAATATAATGCGTTATTCTTTTTCATTAAATCTCCAACCGATTTATATTCAATTATTATTGATTTAACATAATCTAAATCATCATATTTGTGCTTTTTACCTGTCCACCCAATAGAACCAGTTTTTGCTCGATTTAATATGTCCCAACCATTATTTTTATATTTATTAAGATATTCTTCTTCTAATTTAATTGCTAGTTCTACTTCGACATAATCAGTTAATTGTTTATATATTGGAATATAACTCGTTTTATTAATATAACTTGTTACAGTATCACCACTTTTATTCATTCTTTTTATTTGCCTTTGTTCCATGAAATATGTTAAACCTATATATACCGAATGACTTTCAATAAATTCAACAGCATATATACATCTATAATGTGCATTATTTAGTGGTTTCATGTGTAAACAAATATCATTAATATATTTATATCTCTTTGCTGCATTATATGCACACGAATCAAACAATCTAAAATCACGTTTATTATTATATTTTAATGCTTCTTCTTTACATTTTTCTTTAGTCCAATATCCTCTAGGTTTTCTCATAATAAAAAAAATAAAAAATCTTTGGTTAAATTTATTAACCAAAGATTTAAATATTATTCAGCTTTTTCTATAATATCAAATACTACTTTTCCATCAGTATTTTCAATACGTTCACCTGTGCCAATATCATCAACATTTAAATCATCATTACCAAATAAATTACGAAAATATAATATATTTTTCTTTTTATATTCTTCAACACCTTCAGGAGTTATAAATCCTTGTGGTACTGAAATTATTGACCCTTCCATCGAAATACCACCAAGCGGTCCATCTATTTGATTTTTTAATACATTAACTTTTACTGACACACCATATGATATTTCACGTTTTTTTGAAATAGCTGTAATTTTCTTAACACCTTTTGACACAATACCACCAAAATAATACTGCAATCGAGGCGTGTATTCCCATGTACGTCCACCTTTCATAGTAATTGAATTATTCATTGCATCACGACCAATTTTCTGAACAACAAATACTGTATTTGTATATTGTTTTGTTGCTTTCCTACTATTTGGAATAACATCATTAAATAAATACATAAATTCTTTTTCATACGCACCTGCATTCCAAAAATTGGAATCTGATTCATTTTTTTCTGCAGCATTAATTGTTTTATTGCAATTCAACGTACCAATTGAGTCAATTGCAAATGCTAAATCAAATGGTAAATTACCATCGCTTTGTTCACGTAATAAGAAACGAACACAATTCGCTAAATCTTCAATTGAAGCATAATTTCTATTTTTATCTAAAACTCTTCCAAAATGTTCTAACAGATATTCATTATCAATAAAAATATGTTCTTTATCCCAATCAAAACCCATTGTAGTTAATCGATATTTACTTAAGTTATTTTCTAAATCAATTATTATTGGAAGCAATCCCATTTTTTGTGCATTAACAATACCTAACGCTACTGCAGTGGATTTTCCGCTATTAGAAAATCCGCAACATGCTGATACGTAGCCCTTTGGGAAGCCCGGAATTCCAGTTACCTCCTCCATAGCATCATCAATTTTTATCCATTGTAGTGGTTTATCTGGAATATCTTCAACTCCTACCTTCTTTTTAAAATTTTCAAGACTAAATGTTTTTTTTGCAGTCGGTTTTCTTACCTCATTTGAAGGTACTTCAATTTCATTTTTTTTCATAAATTTTTAATTTTTTTAAAATAGATTAAAAAAGGGGAAATAAAAATTCCCCTTTTATTTAATTAATTACTTTTTAAAAAGGAAGGTCGTCATAATCTGGACTACCTGATTGATTTTCTTCTGCAGTAATGACATTTTCTGCGGTTTCTGCAAGTATTTCCTTACCTAAATCAGTAGCATCATCTTCAAATGTACCGACTTTTGATTCAGTAATATTACTTATAGTAACTCTTGGATATTCATCATCTAAATCTGAAGCATATTCAAAGTTTTCTTCATTTGCATCAAGATTACGAGTACGAGTATTAGCTGCTTCTTCCAAGTCAGGACGACCCGGAAATACCCAATGTTTATTATTTGCATCAGTATCATCCCAATAAGGACTTGTACCGTTAGCCACTGCTTCAAGAAATTCATATGGTGGCATTCCGGGTGCTTGTTTTGGTTTAAATACATCTCTCCATGTTATATCATCTTCAAGCCATGCTCTCATAATCAATGGGTCATTATTTAATAATGATTTACCTTTTGCTGTGATTGCAGAAATTGCTTTATAAATATAACCATTGAATTCACTATCAGTCATAGTTAAACTTAAATCAGTACCATTATTCTGGTCGGAAAAATCTGCTTGATGATTTGACATATAATCTTCCAGAATTGGAAGAAGTTTGTCAAGAGTACCCTGATTTTTGTAGTTGTGTTTAAATCTCCAAAATTTAACACCATCTTTTTCAGCACCTTTATCAATTCCACGAACAATATAAAATTTCTTGGCTTCCCATTTAATGGCTTCCTTATAAATTTCATCATTCTTAGCTTTGATTGCTTTTTGTGCATCATTCATATTTTCCTTTTTAATTCCTTTTAAGGATTGGTCTTGTTTTGCAAGCCATTTTTTATGTCTTACACAAAGAGGACATGGCGCAGGTACAAGAATAGGATTACCAGTTGCTTGGTCGATTAATGGCTTATTATCTGCTCCCAATTTAGGAACTTTAGGGTCATTATGAGCAGGACAGTAAATTACCGTTCCATGTTTCTTTTTTCCACCAGCAGCATTAGTAGTAACAACATGAAAAAATGCTTCTTCAATATGTTTTTTATTGGGTTTTGGGGGAAGAATTCTGAAGATTTCTTTTGCTTTACGTGGTACAAAGTACTTTGCTAAAAGGTCTTCACGTGATTTTCTTTTGTTTG